CCGTCGGAGTCCTGCATCCGCTCGCGCGGGGTGGATGGCCGCTTGTAGAGGTCAGCCGCCATCGCGCACCTCCGGTGCCGCCTGCCCGCCGCCGGGCTGCCCCGGCATGGCGGCAGGGTTGATCATGGCGCCCAGCAGGCTGATAGCCGAGTCCTGGAGCGCTGTCACGGTGGGTGCCAGCTTGTCCCAGGCTGCGGCCCCGGCTGCGTCCCTGGCTGCGGCCCAGTCTGCGGCCCTGGCTGCGGCCCAGTCTGCGGCCCTGGCTGCGGCCCAGGCTGCGGCCCAGTCTGCGGCCCTGGCTGCGGCCCCGGCTGCGGCCCTGGCTGCGTCCCAGGCTGCGTCCCAGGCTGCGGCCCCGGCTGCGTCCCAGGCTGCGGCCCAGTCTGCGTCCCAGTCTGCGTCCCAGGCTGCGGCTGCCTTGTCCTGTGCGTTGATCACGGCCGGCCGGACGGCCTGCGCGGCAGCAAGATCGGCGATGCGCCGGGAACCCCTTAGCGTCGCCGCCTCCGCAGTGAGCCCGGCGACGTCGAGCCATGCCGGGGTGTAGGTGCGGATCAGCCAGTCGAGCGCGAGGTAGCCGCGGGCCTCGTCGAGGCCGTCGCCGCGGGTGCCGATCATGGGCCGGCGGTACGGCAAGAGCCGCTGGCGTGGCTCGTCGGGCAGCAGGTCGTTGAGCGCCCGGCCGTAGGCGGCGAGGATGGGAGAGACGCAGGCGGGGTGGTCAGTGTGTGCCTCCCCTGCCATCCAGGCGACCGCCTCAAGCAAACAGGTACCGTCCTCGCGGGTGTCGTGTCCGCCGTGGGCGAGGTGGATGAGGTCACTCACCGTGCACCTCGCCGCCCTGCTCGCGGGCCGAATCCAGCGCCGTGAGCATCTGGATCAGGTAGCCCCGCGGCTCCTCCTCCTCCTTGGCGGCCTGGTGCTTCCACTGGCTGAGGGTGTCGATGATGGCGATGCCCTCAGCCTTGGTGAGCTGGGTGGTCGAGGTGATGTCGCGGCCGGTGATCACGGCGCAAACCCCTCGGGCCTGCTCCTTCTCCTCCGCGCCGAACGCGAACTCCTTGGTGAGGATCGTCCAGATGGCGGTGAGCTGGCGGTTGGTCACCGCCTCGCTCGCGGAGCTGGCGGGCGAAGACGGCGACGACTCGCCGGTCTCCTGGAGTGACGCGGTACCCGGGGCGCCCGCAGATGATGACGCCCCGGAGGTCGTAGGGCCCTCCTCCTCGCCGGGCAGCGGGGGAAGCGCCCCGCCCGCGTCCTGCCGTGGCCCGCTGGCTGCCGGTGTGGCGGCCTGCGTGCTGGCGGCTGGCGCGGGCGGGGCGGTCCTTGGCGCCCGCTGGGCGCGCTGGGCGGTGCGGGCCTTCGGCGCATCGATCGCCGGCGTCGTCCCGCTGGTGACCTCGCCGGTCGCGGCGTCGACGGTCACGCCCGACTCTGTGACGATGCCGCCGTCCTCGAGGACCTCCTTCGTGGCCAGGCCGAGCGACGCGTCAGGGAACAGGATGTCGCACAGCTCGCCGCTGGCACGGGCCTGGAGCATCCGCTGCGGGTACGCCTGCCAGATGTCCTTGCCCGCGAGCTTCGCCTTGCGGGCCATGTCCATGTCCCACTTGATCGTCACCCAGCGGTCAGACCCCTTGCGGCGGCCGCGGATCACGCAGCGGGTGGACGTCGTCTCGTCGATGACGATCTCGTGCCCGGCGGCCAGGGCGCGGGCCCGCTTGTACTCAGCGCTGAGCGTCGGGACGCCCTGCACCATGTGGATGGCCTTCAGCGACTGCATTGGGCCGATTGACAGCTCACGGCCGGTCAGGATGCAGGCGGCGATGGCGGCGGGCTTGTTGCGCAGCGCCTTGGGGACGAAGTCCGTCTCGGCGATGTAGTCAGCGAGGCGGCCGACGTCGGCGACGACCTTGATCCAGCCGTCGATGATGTCCCGCTCGCTGACGGCGGCGTTGGAGTAGGCGGGCACGGCGACGACGGCGTCCGGCTCGCGGATGGCTAGCTCGGTCATAAGAACGGAACCTCCTCGTCGCTCACGGCGGAGCGGACGGCGGGCGGCATGATCTCCTCGCCCACGACGGTCTTGGACAGCTCGTTCGCCCAGCTCCACATCTGCTGGGCGTAGCGGAACGTGCGGAACACGGTGTCGCCGGTCTCGACGGGCACGAGGCTGTAGCCATCAGCCCGGACGTGGATCACGGCGCACCCGTCCACCTGCGGCATCGGGTGAAGCTCCCACCCGTCGTCAGGGCTGGCGAAGTGCGTGGCATGCCGGTAGGCGGCGAGCTGGAGCGCGTTGTCGGGGAACACCCCGGAGCGGGCGGTCTTGATGTCGACCAGCAGGCGCCCGCGACCACGGATGTCGAGGATGCCGTCGAACGTGCCCGCGTACGGCCACTTGCTGACCGACACGCACGCCTCCTCCAGCAGCACCGGCTCAGGGGCGAACTCGTCGAGGAACCGCACGTAGGACTCCACGTGCCCGGCGAGCTCGTCGGGGACGACGACCTCCTTGCCGTGGGCGAGCAGCTCGGCGAGCTTGTGGACCTCGGTGCCGCGCTTGGCGGCGGCGTCGCGCTCGGCGTAGGGCGACTTCTTGAGGACGTCGAGCCGCTGGCTCGGCTTCATCCCTGCGAGGTCATCCCAGTTGTCGACGGCGTACCCGGCGGTGGTGTTGATGCCCCATGCGACGAGCGCGGGCTTGGCCAGCCCGTCACCGAGGATGGTCGTCACGCCGGGGAGCTTGACGCCGTCGAGGTAGTAGGCGTGGTTGCGGCCGTAGTTGCGCCTGCGGAACTCAGCCATGCCGGTCCTCCTTGCCAGCCAGCCACGGCTGCTCGCCCTTGCAGCGCGAGTTGCAGACCCGCTTGCAGATGCAATTGGGCTTGCCTTCCGGCTTGCCGGCGCTGCCTGGCCAGCAGACATCGCACAGCGGGTCGCCTGGCAGCGGTGGCGGGCGGAGCTGGGTTGCTGCGAGCTGCTCGGCCATCTCGCGGAGCATGGCCTCTGCGGCGGGGCTGACGGTGCCGGGGTACCAGGAGCCTGGCTGCCGCTGGGGTAGCGGCTGGCGGCGGCGGAGGGCGTGGCGGGCGACGGCGCGGATGATGGCGTAGCCGCACGCCAGGGTGAGCCAGGCGACGACGAACGGGATGGCGATGAGGAGGCAGGCGACGGCGAGGAGGCGCTGCATAACGACCGCCCCCCGACGCGCTCTGCCGTGGCCAGCTCTAGCCGGCCGCGAGCTGCGAGCTCCGCAGGCGATGCGTGGTGGACTGCCCACCCGCTGACCATCGCGTCCACGGTGGTGCCCAGCGCCCGCGCGAGCGGCCACGCGGTGGACAGCTTCGGGTCGTGCTTGCCGTTCTCGGCGTTCTGGATGGCCTTCGAGCTGACGCCGCTGCGCCTGGCCAGCTCCTCTCGCGACCACTTGCGCCCCGTGCGGAGGTCGAGGAGCGCGCGGCCGAATGCCTTGTCGGGGTAGCGGGCGGTCATGACTCGCTCGCCTTCTTCTCGGCGTAGGCGCGGACGCTGAGCCGCTCGGCGAGCGCGCGGCAGAACGCGTCCGGCGCGTAGCAGGCCATGTGCCGGGCCAGGGCGCGCAGGTCGTTGGTGCTGAGCGCGTCGATGGCCTGGTGCTTATCGCGGCGGGTCATCTCGGCGACGTCGGCCGGGCTCATGCCGCCACCAGCCCTTCCTGCCGCTCCAGGTACGCCCGGTACCACCGGGGAAAAACGTCCGGGTCGGTCTCCACCAGCACCGGGTACCGGTCGCGCACGACGGCGATCGCGCCCTGGCCGATGACGATGCGGCCGTCGTAACGCGGCGGGCAGGCGAACAGGTGGCCCAGCGGCGGCTGCACGAGCTGGCCTAGCGGCGGCTGGGCGTGGATGGAGGCTCCCGCCCCGGGGAGCGGGAGAACCGGGGCGGGGGCCTCCTTGCCCGCCGTGGGGGTGGCGGGCGCCGCCGCGCGGGGATCGCGGCGGGGCTGGTGGCGGCCGGCTTGCGGGCCGGTGCGGGCACGCCACTGGGCGCGGAGCCAGCGCGCCAGGCGGCGGATGAGGCGCGCGCCGAGGTGGCGGAGCGGGTTTCCCGTCAGGTAGGTGAGCGCGGCGAGTACCGCGAGGGTGATGGTGCCCTTGTCAACTGTGCTCACCGTGTCACCTCCGGCAGTGCGGCGATCTTGGCCAGGGTGGCGGCGACCTCGTCGAGCGAGAGATGACCGAGCACGTCGCTAGTGATGGGGGTCTCGTACGTCAGTTCCCAGCTGTCGCCGCTGAACACGACGACGCCTAGCTCGTAGAGGCCCTCGGGGCCGCCGTATGACCAAGGTCCCCGGATGACGGACGCGCCGTATCCGTTGGGGAAGCGGTACACCCACTGGCTGCCGGCCATGCCCCGGTCCACCGTCCGCAATGGGGCTGGCTCAATCGGCAGCGGGACGACGACGGCGCTCACCGTGCCACCGCCCGCAGCTCGTGGACGGTCGCGCCCTGGCGGTCGTCCTGGTACTGCTCGCAGGCGCAGCCGGTGAAGAGGCACGGGCCGTCGGCGTTCTCCTCGTCGTCGGCGGCGTGGGCGGCCGCAGCGTGGCCGCAGCGCGGCCGCGTGCAGGCCGACGGCGCGTCGTCGTCGTCGGCGGGGTCGCCCCACTCGCTGCCGTTGCGGTCGCGGTGCGGGCCGTGGTGGCCTTGCAGCCGCTGGCACGGGTTGACCTTGGTGGCGGGGCACATCAGCGGGGTGCCGGCGGGCAGGCCGGCGGCGTCGCGCGGCTCGTCAGGGCTGGACACGCGCACGTCCTCGTCGACGATGACGGGCTCGTACGAGTGCGCGCCGGGGTGGCCCTCGCCGAGGTCGCAGTAGCGCGCGTCGTCCGGGTTGCCCGCCGTGGCGTAGACCGCGTTGCAGCAGGCCGTGCCGTCCGCGATGCTGTCGGTCGGGTCCTCGCCCATGTCGGCGTCGCAGTCGCAGATGAGCTGCCCGCACTCCGGGCAGCGGCCGTCGTCCGGGTAGGGGTGCTCGCCGCGCGGCAGCGTGATGACGTAGCCGTCGTCGGGCAGCTCCGGTAGCGACCGGTACAGCTCCTCGATGAGCTGCCCGATCTCGGTCCGTGAGGTGAAGTGCAGGTCCATGGGGCGCTTGCTGCGCGCCTCGTCGGGGATGACGGTGATCACCACCTCGCGGCGCGATCCTGTCGTTTGCATCGTGGTCTCCTTATCCTTGGGTTGGGCCCGGCTCGAGTGGTCTCCGGCCGGGCTGGCGGCCTAGGCGGCGTGCGGTGCTGCCTGGGCCGCCGCTATCTGGCGCTCGTACGCCTCGACGGCGGCGACGGGGTAGAGGCGCTCCCGGCCGGGCTTGATCGACTCGGGCGCCTGGCCGCGTGACTGCTTGATGCGGATGGCGTTGGCGGTGACGTGCCAGCGCTCGGCGAGGCCGGCGGTGGTGAGGTGGACCTCGCGGGCGGTCATGACTTGACCTCGAACAGCTCCTCGAAGGCCATGCCGCTCGCTGCGAGAAGTGCCGCGATGAACTTCTCGCCGGGGACGGTCTCGCCGCGCCGGACGCGGTTGAGGCCGCTGCGGTCGATGCCGATGCGCTCGGCTTGCGCGAACTCGCTGCCGAGCTTCTCGCGGGCGGTCCACGCGTCGTACGCGTCGGCGCGGAGCCGGATCACGGCGGGCGGGGATGGGCTGTGCATGCACACAACGTACCGCTGTGCAAGCCTGCGCGCAACCCCTGTGCACCAGAGCCCTAGCGGCGAGTTCTCCCGGTACAAGGGGCGGCATGGTACTCCTGTTGACCATTGCTCGTGCATGCATACACGAATTACAACGGAGTAATTGGCCCGCTGGGGCTATGCGCGCGTGCATGCGGCGGTTACAGTGCAGGCATGCACAATGAGGAGTGGAGCGGCACCCGCGTCGCTTCAGCCCTCGCAAGGCTCGGGGATGCGGGCTACCCGCAAGCGCGTCTGGCGAGAATGGCCGGGGTAAACAGGTCACAGGTAAACCGGTGGACCCGGGGCGAGAACCGTCCCGGGTATGACGCCGTCCGCAGGCTAGCCATTGGCGTCTGGCACAGGCACCCTGAACTCGCGCGCGAGCTGGTCGAGGCGTCCGGGTATCCGTGGACCGAGCCATCTGAGGCCGATCGGTCGCCCCCTGGCCTCATCGATGAGCGGCTGGGCCGCGAGGACGCAGAGCTAGTCCGCAAGGCGCTGCAGGACGTCTACCCCGACGAGGCGGCGGACATCCTGCAGCGCATCGAGGCCACGCTCAGGCGGCGCGGCGCAGGCTAGGGGTCGGCGTCCCCCCGGACATCTCGGCAATTAGCCGCAGGAGCGCGCGCCTCTCGGCGTCGATGCGGACGGCATTGACCCAGCACACGGCGGCGATCGTCAGGGCGGTAGCGGCAGCGGCGTTGACGACGCCCTCGCGCGGCAGCAGGCGAAAGAAGGCCGCCCCCGCAATGGACCACAGGACCACCGCTGCGAGGAAAAACACCGCGAATGCGGCCCTGAGCTGCGGCGGGGCGCTCGCGGGAATCAGGTACGGATGTCTCGGCAGGCTGCGTATCACGTGCATGTCTTTCCCTACTGGATATTTCGAATATGCTCCCAAGTGAGGGATACCTTAAATGCGGTTTAATCCCGCGAGCAAGGGTTTTCTCGAAAGTTTCCGGCCGAGTAACTGCTGTCCAGCCTGCCATGGGCTGCCACGGCCGTACCAGCGGCATCATCTCTATCAGCACGCAATAGCCCGGTTATCGGGCGGACGCGGTAACCCGCCAATCGGGTTACACGGGGAAAATTAAAAAATAGTTAAGGAGCGGGATAATGACGTACGACCCCAATTGGCGCAGCAACCTCCCCCAGCAGCCACAGCAGCCACAGCCCTACCAAGGCCAGTGGCCGCCACCCCCCGGTGCCACGCCCCAGTACCCGCCACAGCAGCCCCCCCGGCGCCCCCGCAAGCGCCGCGGCGGCAACGTCATCGGCGTCCTGGCCGGCCTCGCCGTCGCGATCGTCATCATCGTCGCCCTCGCATCCCACGGCAGCAGCACGCCCCCGGCCGCCTCGCCCGGCACGAGCGCGCCAGCCAGCGCCGCCACGACGGCCGCGCAGCCGGCAGCGTCCACCGTCACCTACGTGGTCACCGGCTCGAGAGCCGACGTCACCTACGGGCCGGAGGGCAGTGACTCGACGGGCACCGTGCCGATGCGCAAGACGGCCGCGATCCCGTCCAGCCCGCCCGGCTACTACGCCATCACCGCGCAGCTACAGGGCGGCGGGTCGGTGTCGTGCGAGATCCTCGTCGGCAGCACCGTGGTGTCGCATGCCACGGCCAGCGGCGGCTACGGCATCGCTGACTGCGAGATCACGCAGGACCCGCTGTCAGGGCAGTGGCAGGACGCGAACGCAGCCTGACATGGCCGTCTACGACCAGTGGCACCGCAGCCCGCGGCAGGGCGACCAGCCGTGCGGCTGCGGTACCAGGCGCACCCCGCTCTACCCCAGCTCCCGCCACAAGCAGGGCGACCGCTGGCAGGTCCGCTGGCGCGACCTGAACGGCAGGCAGCAGAAGAAGAACTTCGCGAAGAAGGTCGGCGAGAGCGCGAGCGAGCACGCCGACGCGTTTGACGCGAAGGTCAACGCCGAGCTGGACGCCGGCACCTACGTGGATCCCGCTCTCGCCGAGGTGACGTTCCAGGCCGCCGCCGAGACCTGGCGGAAGGCCCAGAAGCACACGCCCGAGCGGGCTGCCGCCGTCGAGGGCTACTTCCGCAACCACGCCTACGAGGGCGAGCCCGGGTCCGGCCGGACGCCGATGGGCGGGATCGCGATCGGGCAGCATCCGCTCGGCCTCCTCGCGCGGCGGCCGTCGCTGACGCAGGCGTGGATCACGGCGATGCCGCTGGCCGACAGCACGACCCGCATCGTGATCGGGCTGGCCAGCTCGGTCTACCAGTCGGCGGTGGACGACGGTGTCATAGGCCGCGACCCCACGCAGTCCAAGAGCGTCACCAGGCCGGGAAAGAGCAGCAAGCGGGCGCGGCCGTGGACCTCCGCGCAGGTCGCGGCGATGCGGGCCGCGCTGCCGGCGCGGTACGCGATCATTCCCGAGCTTGGCGCGGGCACCGGCTTGCGCCAGGGCGAGATGTTCGGGCTAGGCCAGGGCGACATCCAGTTCCTCGGGCGCAAGCCGGCGGTGACCGTCGTCCGCCAGCTAAAGATCATCAAGGGCGTCCCGCACTTCGGCCCGGTAAAGAACCGCAAGCCCCACACGGCGCCCCTGGCGCCGGCGCTGGCGCTGGCGCTGGCCCGGCACATGGAGCTGCACCCGCCCGTCACGGTCACGCTGCCGTGGCATGACCCCGATGACAAGGAGCGCCACGGCGAGCTGGTGACGGTGCGGCTCGTGCTGGTCAATGCCCGCGGCGCCCCGGTTCGGCGCACGACGTTCAACGACGCGGTCTGGCACCCGGCGCAGGAGCGCGCGGGCATCACGCCGAGGCGGGAGCGCGGCGCGAAGCGCAAGCCGGCGCGCGAGGACGGCTGCCATGCGCTGCGGCACACGTTCGCGTCGGTCCAGCTGCGGGCGCGCGTCGACGTCGTCCGGGTCGCGGCGTGGATGGGGGACACGCCGGAGATGGTGCTCAGCACGTACGCGCACCTGCTGCCGGGCGACGACGACGCGGACGGCCGCGCCGCGGTGGACGAGTTCCTGGCGGCGGCATGTGCCCCGGATGTGCCCCGGGAGGGCGATGATGGCACGTCAGGGCAGGTAAGCGGGTGACCGGTACTGTTTCCCTCAGACTGGCGCCCCTATTCGCGTTGATGCTGGCCAAGGGTCCGGCTTTTCGGTTTTCGGTCGCTGCCCTGCAAGGACAGTATTTCACGGTGTTTCGCTGAGTTTCACGGCCTGTCGGGGCCATGTGCCCCGGGCGTGCCCCCGGGCAGCCGCTCCGGCACGTAGTAGCCCATCCCGGGCGACAGCTCCGCCCATCCCTGCTCGGCGACCAGGCGCAGCGCCTTGGCGGCGGTGAGCCTGGCGATGCCGGCGGCCTGGACGAGGTCGGCGATGCCCGGGAGGCGGTCGCCAGGCTGCCAGGCGCCGGAGCGGATGCCGGCGACGAGGTGGCCGGCTACCTGCCGGTAGGGCGGGGTGGCGGAGGCCCGGTCTATCTCCGGGAGCTGGAGCATGCCGCCGATCGTCGCGGGCGGCATAAGCCCGTGGGCGCCCATATGTGCCCATGGCACGCTCATTACTAGCCAGTCGGCTAGCGCGGCGGCGGGAGGCTACGCGGGCGGCAGCGGGTCGCTGACGTAGGTGCCCTTGTGCGGGCGCGCGTGGACGAGGCCGCGCTCCTCCAGTTCCTCGCGGGCGCGGCGGATGGACGCGCGGGAGACGCCGTACCAGTCGGCGAGCGCGAGCTCGGACGGCAGCGGCGTGCCGGGCGGGAACTCCCCGGCCCTGATCCGGCGCTCGATGCGGCCTGCAACCACCAGGTAGACCAGGTAGTCGCCCCGCGGGTCGATGGGCTCCTGGTCGTCGTCTTTCATGGTGATCACCGTAGACAGCACCTGACCAGCATATATACCCGCGTACCTCACCTGTTGTCTGGTGTGGTCTGGTGCGGTCCGCAATCGAGTGGTAACGTGCCCGTAAGGCGCGCGCCGACCCTGGCAGCTTTCCGCAGGCGCGCGCCGCCGCCCCTGGCGCGCGGCCCCTCGCTCGCGTGCCGGGGCGGCGCCGCCTTGGACGGAGAAGCCATGGATGCAGACTGGATTAGGAACCGCAGGCTGCTAGCCGAGCGGCTGGCATGGCCCGACGGGGCGCTGGCCGTCGCCGAGCGGCTCGAGGAGATGTACCCGCGCTACGCGGTCTCCTGGGATACGGGCATGCCCAGCGAGCCGCAACCGGGGTACTACGCCTACCATCGCGCCGATTCGCGAGGTGACCCGCTGTTCGGGGCGACCCCGGACGACCTCATCGCGACCCTAGACGCTGACATGGCCAGGCGAGCCAAGCTCCCTAGTTATTGCCAGTGAGGTTAACAATGCAACGCAACAGGAGGTAAGGCAATGCGAGGAGTGCAGAACGCGCAGATGCAGGGTCCGGGCACGACGTCGCAGCAGGGCGGCCCGGATGTCGGGTCGTGCCCGTGGGGCGCCGCCTGTGAGGGCGACGTGAGTTACGCGGGGCTATCCAAGTTCTAGCCGCGATGCCAAGCCCCCCGCAGGCACCATTCCCCTGCGGGGGGCTTTCTGTGTACCCTGATGCCTGCCCCGCGCCGGGCTCCATCGGAGCGTGACCCTGGTGACACTTGGTCTCGTGCACCTTCCCGGCGGGCCGCCGTGGCGGCCGGGGAAGCCAGTTGGGAGGCCGGGAAGGCGCTTGCGGGAGCACCCGCCCGGCCTCCCCTCAGACACCCAGCGCAGCGCGCGTAGCAGGCCCCGCGATGCCGTCCACCGTGAGGCCCTTGTCCTCCTGGAAGTTCCGCACGGCAGCCAGCGTCCCCGGGCCGAACAACCCGTCTACCGGCTCGAGGCCGCGCGCGCCGTACGCCCCAGAGTCGTGCAGCGCCTGCTGCAGCACCTTGACCGCCGTGCCAGTGTCACCCTCGCGCAGCACCAGCGCAGCCGGCCACAACTGCGCCCACGTAGGCTGCGGGGGCGCAGGCGGCGTCCGGTGCGGCCACTCCGCGTCGTACACGTCGCTCACGTCGAAGTCCGCCGCGTCGCGGTACTGCTTCGCCGCGAACGTCCCTGGCGGCAGTCCCGGAACCGCAGGCGACGCCAGCACGCCGTCATAATCGGCCACCCAGATGTCATAGTCCCGGCCGAGGATATACTTGCCAGTGCCCGAGCGTACGGCGGGCACCACAGACCGCGAGCAGTAGATCGTCGGCCGGAACAGCCCGGCCTCCTTGCGCATCGCGATCCACGCCTCGGCCTCATCCGGGCTGGCGTCACCGTTCTCCACGTCGAGCACGTCGCCCGCATTGGTCGACGCGCGCACCGCGATCGTCACGTGGCCGGCGTGCGGGAACAGGTCGACGTCAGCCTGCGACCACGCATAGAGGCCGTCGATGTAGTAGGCGACCTTCGCCGCGTCCGGGAACTCGCGGGCGATCGTCGCGGCGTCAGTGTTGATGCCGTCGTACATGAGCACGGTCACGGGACCTCCTAGTGGTGAACATTGCTGAGCAGGTAGACGACGAGGGTGGCGAAGCCGCCGCCGGACAGCGCGCCGACGAGCGCCGCCATCCCCTGCGCCCGCCAGCGGCTGGCCTCCAGCACCCGCAGCCGAGTCTCGTGGTCGTTCATCGTGGTCGTGCCGTCGGCCATCTGCCCCTTGATCTCGCGCAGCGTCGAGGCCACGTCGGCAAGCTGCACCGCGACCTCGGCCAGCCGCTGCTCAGTCGCCCGCTGGGCGTCGTACAGGTCCCGCGTCGAGATCAGCACGCCGTCAGTCACTGTGCACCCCTCGCGTCCTCGTGGTGCCGGTCGCACCACGGCGTCCCGCCAACGACATGCCTGCCGATCCGCCAGCAGCCCCGGCTATGGCAGTTGTGCTTGCGCAGCATCCCGTAAATCGCGCCGAGCAACGCGAACTCGGACACGTCGGACCCAAATCCCGACCAGAATGCATACCAGCGGCCCGACTCGTTGTCGATGCCGAGCCAGTGCGCGAGCAGGTGCCCGATCATCCGCGCCTCCGGTCAAGCCGCTGCCGCATTTACTTCTCCCTTTGTTTAGGCGATCTGCCAGGCGGCTAGCCATGACCCAGATTGCACGGTGATGCTGTTGCCGGAAGACGCGGAGTTCTGGGCGAATTCCAACTGCAGGTTGCCCGCAGTGCTGCCCATGATGATGGACCCGAGGATGATGGCGGGGACGGGGGTTGTCCCGACGCCAATGCCGTCTGCGGTGCCCCCGGACGCGGTGCGGACGGCGTTCCAGTTCGCGCTTCCCCCAGCGCTCGCGGCGAACCCGCCGGACGTCCAAGATCCAGATGCCCCGGATGGCCACGTGAAGTCAATCTTCAAATCCCCGGAACCCATGGCGACAGTAGAGAGAGCACTGAGGTACCCGATGAATATCCAAGTTCCGTTCGCCGTCAGCGGCAGGAACAGCGCGCTGTCGTTGACGAGCGTCGTGCTGTTCGTCACTGACTGGTTGGCGCCCTTGAACGCCGGCGCCGGCGCAACGCCCTGCAGCTCGGCGGCGAGCAGCCTGGACCCGGCGAGCAGGGCGGATACGGCGGTCATGGTCCTCCTAGGCCAGGCTCAGGATCGGGGGCAGCCACAGGCGCACGTCGGCGCCGGCGGCCTGGGGCTTGACGACGCCGTTGACGCTGCGGGTCACGGTGAAGCTCTGCGGCGAGCTCGCGCCCGTGATGTTCGTGACCGTCATCCGCTCGCCCGTGAGGGCGATGTCGAAGGGGAAGTCGGCGGCGCTGGTCGTCCACAGCGGCGACGCGGCATTCGTCGTCGCGACCGACAGCGTCGCCGCCGTCGAGTTGACCCCCGCCGACAGGGTCGACCCGTCGGTGTCGCACCGGCCGCGCACCGGGTCGTCAAGGACGACCACCTCGTACGGGCTCTCGGGGATGCAGTTCAGCTCCAGCTGGTGATGGAACCCGCCGAACGACTCCTTCATCCCGGGCAGCAGCTGCCTGACCGGGTCGGCGACGATTACGCCGAGCATGTTGAGCAGCTGCAGGTAGTCGCCGACGTCGAGCTGTAGCAGCGGGTAGTACAGGCTGGCGCCCTGGATCGCCTGCCGCGCCAGGTTGACCGGGATCACCGGCCAGCGAGCCTCGTCCACCGTGCCGACGTGCACGATCCAGCTGGCCAGGTGCGGGACCTCGGTGTCGTACTGGCAGTTGACCGTGTCGCTGTTGTCGTAGTCGCCGATGACGCCAACCGACATCGCCGATCCGTCGTTCAGCGCAAACTGGTACGTGGCGCCCTGGGTGGACGAGGCCCCGCTGCTGCCGCGCGTCACCGTCTCGTCGTTGCGCACCCACTGGTCGTCGTAGTACGGCTCCAGCTGCGAGCCAGTCCCGCCAAGCTCGGCCTGGGAGTAGTCCAGCTGCAGCGGCGACTGGTTGAGCATGGACGCGAGCGTCCGGTAGGCCAGGCCCAGGACCTGTCGCGGCTCGTAGATCAGGCCCCGGTCGGCAGTCTCGCACTCCTGCAGGATGTTGAGCACGGTATCGACCGGCTGGGCGCCCATCGAGGTGGTCGTCGCGGGCGGCCCGACGACACGGGCCGCGATGCCGTTCTCCGAGCAAACGCGGGCGAAGCGCGTGGCCGCCGCCTCGCCGATCCAGGCATTCAAAGGCAGCTGCAGGCTGAACAGCGGCGACTCGGCGGACTGTACTGAGATGTGGCCGACGACCGTGTCGGGGAGCGCCCCCGACGGGTTGACGTAGACGGCCTTGACGTTGCCGACGCTGCCTGAGAAGGTGCCCACGGTCACGCCGGACTGCGCGCCACCCGGCGCCATCATGTTCAGGTTCACCGTGACCGTGCCGGCCGACACGGTAATGTCCAGCGACATCCACAGGTCAAGCCCGGCGTAGGTGGCGCCGCCCGGCGCCGTGATGGAACCCGACGTGAACACGTTGCCGCCGGAGTTGTTCCCGATGACGTTCACGAAGCCGGTAGACAGGTAGCTCAGCGTGACCTCAGTGCTGGTGCCCGTCGTGACGAGCTGCACCAGCGGCGTCGTGGACGCCGGCGCTGTCCCGGCCTTCTGCAGCCAGCGGACGACGATCGCCCCGTTGGAGGCGTACGAGGGCACCCGCCCTACCCAGCGGGAGCCGTTCAGCTGCGGCAATGGCGCGCTGGCGGCGAACGACGAGTCCGCGGCGAGCTTCGGCGCCCCGTCGAACGTCATCAGCGGGCCGGAGGTCGCGCTGCCGAACGCGGCGCCCCCGGACGCGTCCTCGCAAGGCCAGTACTGCACCGGCGCCAGCGTCCCGGACTGCAGAGCGATAGCCCGGCGCATCGGCGACTGCGTCGGCGTCGTCCCCTGCCCGAGCCTGCGCAGCACCCCGCCGGACGTGACCTTGACGCTGACGTCGGTCCCGGTGCTATCCCACGTGGGCGGCAGGCTGGACAGCTGGCCATGGTAGCGGTAGTCGCGGCTGGAGACCTCCGCCGTGCCCCCCAGCGTCCAGGTGTTGCCCTGCGGGTCCGGGAACGACGTCGTCCCGGCGGGCTGCGAGCTGAACGACGGCGACGCCACCACGGTCCCGCCGATGCCGGACAGGACCTCAACCGCGAACAGCGCCCCGTAGAATCCCGATCCCTCGATAGCGCCGCCCAGCTTGAGCCCCAGGGTCGCCGCGTGCAGCGTCGTCGCCCCGGACGCCACTGGCGTCCCCAGCATCGTCCACGGGCCGGAGCTGATGTTCCCGGCTGCCGCCGTGTAGAACGTCACGGTGCCGGTGCTCACCTGCAGCGTGGCGCGCAGCACGACGCGCCCTAGCGGCACCGGAACCGTTGACCGGGCAAAAAGCTGCGCCGACCCGTCCGGCGACCAGTTCAGCACCGCCACCCCGGTGCCGTTGGACGACAGCCCGAGCATCCATCCCTCTTGCCCCGGCCCCGCCGCCCACCCTGCCCCAGCGATGTTGAGCCCCGACCCGGTCCCCTCCCAGTCCGTCAGCCGGATGTCAGCGCGCACGTCCAGGTCCCCGCTGATCTGCAGCGGCACCGCATTCGGGCACGCCGCTCCCGACGCCAGGTCCACCTCGGTACGCAGGTAGTTGTTCAGCGCCGGCACCGACAGCCGTACCGGGGTGTTGCGCCCGAGCTGCCCGTACCACGCGCCGAGCGGGTTCTTGGGACTCCAGTTGCCCGACCTGTTATTCACCTCGAACGCCGCGCTCCCGGGCGTCGCCTTGCTCGTGCCGTCCTGGCGGCCCCGCGTGATCACCACCGGGGACTGCTGGCCGTCCCGCTGGTACAGGTAGCTCGTGGCGATCGTCCACGCCCCGTTGAGCAGGAGATCGCACTCCAGGTCCAGCGGCACCAGAGGGAACGGCGCCCCTAGCTCGTCGTAGAGGTACTTGCCGCTCTCGTCGAGGAGCGGCCCGGCGGCCTCATCGGTGATGATCGCCATCTAGCTGCCCCAGATCTCGGCCCACATGGTGGCCGCGCCGGCGGTGAGGGCGGACGTCTGCGCGATGGTGACCGTGCTCCCCGGTGCCACGATCGTGTTCCACAGGCCCGGCGGATTCTGGCCAGTCGTGTCGGCCGCCAGCCCGGCCGCGAACACCTGCCCGAAGTGGGTGCTGGCGCCCACCCACGGCCCGGTGTACTCGACCTGGATCAGGCCGCCGGTCTCGGCGGTAGCGACGTGGAGGTTGGCCCAGATCGCGAAGCGGTGGTTGCTGCCGTCATTCGGCACGCTCCACGAGATGACCGCGCCCGTGCCGTTGACCAGCGTGTAGCCGGCCGCCGGCGTGGCGGCCTGCAGCGTCATGCCCACCCCGGCAGTGCCCAGCAGCGCCGCCACCGTGATGCTCTTCGTCGTGCCGGACGCCGCCTGCGTCAGGTCGTCAACGTCCACGACCACCAGCAGGTCATTAGCCGCCGGGGCGGTCAGCGCCGTGTACGCGGAGACCTTCACTGGAACACGACCTTCCTCTGGAACATGTCCGGGTCGCCGCCCTGGACGCGGACGCCCTGCCGCAGCCACTTCCACATCGCCTCGTCCAGCTGGCTGCTGCCGTGGAACTCCAGGATGATCGCCCCGCCGCCCGCAGCGCCGCCGTAGCCGCCGTAGCCGGTACGGCCTAGGCCGCCAGCCGCGACGCCGCCCGCCAGCCGCCCCATCGCCTGGGTCAGCCGCGGCGCCCCGGCCTGCACGCCGAGCACCGCGCCCTGCACGATGTCCTGCCCGTGCTCGAAGAACACGCGCGACGGGGAGAAGATCTTCAGCGGGTTCGTGAAGTAGCTTTCGACGTCGCCGGCGAGGCTCTTCATGATGCCAGGGATGTCGGCCGCCGCCGACTCGATGCCGTGGATCAGCCCGTCGATGACGTTGCGGCCGATGGAGAGCATCTGCCCCGGGAGCGCCGCCAGCTCGTGCAGCACCCGCCCCGGCAGCAGGGAGAACCAGTGCACCACGCCGTCGAGCGCGGCGGCCGTGTCGTGCCGCAGGCCGTCCCACGCCGACGCCACCGCGTGGCGGGCGTCGTCGGCCAGCGTCGCCGCCTCGTGGCGCACCGAGTCGAACGCGGACGCGACGTCGTGGCGCAGGCCGCCCAGGATCGACGCTATGTCGTGGCGCAACTTGTCGAACGTCTGCGCGATTTCATGCGTGTGGGTACGGATCTCGTAGACGGCCATTCCGATGGGGTCGACCAGCCACGCGAGGATGACCTTCCAGTGGCCCTTAATCCAGTCAATGACCTCGCTGAAGACGTGGGTGATCTGCCGCCAGTGCTGGATGATCCACGCCGCCGCAAGCCCGATCGGCCCCGTCAGGATGCCCAGCAGCAGCGGCCAGTGGCCCTTGATCCAGTTCCACACGTCCTCGATCCAGTTGCGGATGTCGCCCCAGATCTTGTGCCAGTTCTTCGCCAGCTCCACCCCGATCGCGATGAGGATCGCCACGGCGGCCACGACAGCGGCGATAGGCGCCTCCATCGTCAGGATCGCTATCGCGACCAGCGCCAGGACGGGCAGCAGCAGGTGCGTCTTCTCCAGCCACTGCAGGACCGCGACGACCACCTTGGTCACGGCGGCGATCACCGGCACCAGGTCCCCGGCTAGCTGGACGATCAGCGGCAGCAGGACCTGCAGCAGCTGCACCCCGGCCGGGCCCGCCTGCTCGAAGAGCTGCGCGAACACCTGGAGCACCCCTACCAGCGACTGGCCGAGCAGCGGCGCGACCTGGTCGGCCAGCTGGGTCATCTCCTTGATGAAGCCCGCGAAGAACGGCGTGCGGACGAACTGCCCGAGGTAGCCGAGGATCGTCTCCAGCGCGTTTCCGCCAACGGACGCCAGCGCCTGGAACGCCGGCATCAGGTCCTGCGCCACGGACAGCGCCACCTTGGCGACGTTGACGACGACCGGCGTCAGCGCGGCCTCCACCTTGCTCCACATGCCAGACAGCTGCGAGACCTGCCCCATCAGGCCCTTTTGCTGGCTGGTCAGCCCAGCCGTCGCCTGTTTCTCGGCGTCCAGCGCCATCGCCCGCTGCTTGCTCGCGGCGACCTCGATGGACGCACGCTGCTTGGCGGTTGTCGCCGCCGCCAGCTGGATGCTCTCATTGGCCGCGACCTTGTTGTACTGTTGCTGGGCCGCCGTCAGCGCCGTCTGCGCCGTCCCGATCTTCGTCAGGACCGGGATGGCGACCGCCCCGAACGCGCCCACCGCGAGCCCGGCGGCAGCCAGCGGGCCCGCCGCCGACAGGGCGAGCGAGCCCAGGCCGAACAGGCCGACGCCCTTGCCGAGGTTCGCCCCGGTCATCGCCAGCTTGTCCCTGACGGTGCTTTCCGCCTCGGTGCGGTGCATCGCCGCGTCGACCGCGGCCAGCTCCGCCACGGCGCGCGACGCGCCCGCCAGGTCGATCCGCGGGCTGGCCACGCGCTTGCTGAGGGCGTCGATCCGCGCATCCAGCGCGGCGGCCTTCGCGACCGCGTCCTTGTCCTCGAGGTCGACCTTGACGTCGGCGCGCTCGGCCTTCAGCTCGTCCAGCCTGGCCTTCAGCTCGGTGAGGTCAGGCTTGGCGTCGTCGGCTGCCTTGATGCGTATCGCGACGTAGTTCTCAGCCATCCTCGTCCTCCCTCCGGTGGCCCAGCTCGTACACGTCGACCATGCGCAGCGCCCACGCCGGCATCGCGAGGATCTCCGGCGGCGTCTTGTGCCAGCGGTCGCACAGGCCGATCACGATCTCCGCCCGCGTCAGCTCGGCAGGCTTGACGACAGGGCGGCCGCTGCTGTCACTGCCTCCAGCGAGGTCCCGCCAGAGCTGGAGCCTTTTCCCAGCTCCGGCGGCGCCGACGTCGTGCCGGAGATCCAGGCCTCGATGACCTTCATCACGAACGTGATGTCCAGCGACCGGATCCCCTCGAGCGTCGCCGGGACCGGCTCGCCCTTGCGGGTGACGTTCCAGGACTCCAGCACCGAGGAGAAGCCCTCGAACAGCGCCTGGATCGCGGGCCTCGCCTGCGCCATCGTCACGCCCTCGGCCGCGACAGCCTCGTAGTGCTCGAGGATGTCGAGCATCAGGCCCGTCGACACGGCGTCGACCGTGACCTCCAGGCCCTCGTACTGCGTGCCCGCGAAGTCCAGGACGGTGCCGGTGCCCGGCGCCTCGAAGCCGCCCATCAGGCCCACGTCGGCAGCGCGCCATCCGCCAGCGACAGGTCGCTCTGGAACGTGAGCGCGCCGTCGGTGCCGCGGGTGATGTTGTAGCTGCCGATGAGCGCGTTGAACGTCATGATCGGCGTGCCGTGGTTGCTCGTCGGCGCGATCGACGAGGCCCGGTTGATCGCGCTGGTCGTCGCCGTCGACAGCACGGCGTGCGACATGTTCGCCGCGAAGTTGCACACGCCCTTCAGCTGCGCCGTCAGGTCCCTCAGCAACGCCAGCCGCTCATGCGCGGACTTGTCGATGCCCGTGGTGTCCTGCATCGCGATCGGCGTCGCGAGCGTCCAGTCCGTGAGGTCGTTGCTGAAGTCGCGCTGGGTGCCGCCAGCGTCCGCCACCTGGACCTGCGCACCCAACCCAGACGTCTTGGCCATGGGTCACCCTCTCTTCTCTTGCTCGGCCAGGCGGCCGACATGCTCGGTGTAGTCCTCCGCCAGGTCGGCGAGGGAAGAGTGCTCGCGCAGGACGCGCCCGCGGCGCATGACCAGCGCACGTCCGGGACGCGTGCGGTGCTCGTTGAAGCAGCGCTGGCCGCGATCGAAGCGGAACACGGCGACCGCGCGGCCCTCATTCCAGGTAGCTCTCTCGGTGAACGTGCGCCCCGACTGGCCGGAGCGTATCCAGTTCGCGACCAGCGCGCCTTCCCTGGACGACTCGTCGCACACCGTGTCCCAGCCGGAGCGCCACTGGTCGCACCCGAAGTCCTCGCAGGCCACCTTGATGGTGACGTCCTTTGGCATGTGGACCCGGTAGTGGCGGCCCTCGTACTCCCACAAGGGCGGCGGGAGCGGCGGCATCGCCAGGCCCATAAGAAGCTCACCCCCGCCGACATGTTCCGGTTCAGCGCGACCGCGAGACTGGCCGCGCTGAACGTGCCCGTGGTGATCGCGCGCAGGTACCGCTGGACTGTCGTGGTGTTGCTGACCGTCACGCGTTGCGTCGCGGGCGCGGCCGATACGGCAGCGAACGTCAGCAGCGTGGTCCAGGTCGAGCCATCGGGGGCGTGCTGGACCGTTACTGTCACCGACGTGCCGGTGAACTGGGTGACCTGCAGGTACGCCTGCGCGCCCCATGCCGTCTGAAGCGTCCACGCCCACGTCGGCGCCGCGCTGTAGCTGACGACGATGACGCCGCCGGCCGGGACCGTGTAGGTGCCGCCCGTGCCCACGCTGGTGCCGTTGACCGTGACCGACGTCAGCGTGCCGCCGCTCGTGACCACCGTGGCCGGCAGCGGCGACGTGTTCGTGACCGGCGTGCCGCTAGCGGGGACGGCCGGCGTGCTGAACCCGTTGCCGCAGTCCAGGGTGGCGCCATTAGTTGCCCCCGTATCGGGGCGCACGCCAGGAGTCAGCGGCATGCACCACTCCACCCCGAAGGCGTTCCCCTGGCCCTCGGTCTTGTTCGTCAGCGCGCCGTCATTTCCCCTGGTCGGGTCGTAGTTCACCTGCTTGGCGACCAGGCAGGCGGCCAGGTTCAGGCTGCTCACCGCAAGTGGCGGCAGCAACGCCATCATCTGCTCATCAGCCGTCGGGAGCGCGGCCAGCACGGGATGCGAGCCCGCCGGGTCCATGTACGTCGTGAACCCGATGGTCCCGTCGCGCAGGCCGCCGATCCGGGAGTGAGCCGACTGGGTGATGTCCGTGACGTCCAGCAGCGCCGGGCCGCCGTGGATCTGGTCGATGGCCCCAACGTCGCCGGAGATGTCGTAGCCGCCCACCAGGAACCGGGCGCCGAGGCCTGATTGCTTGCTCATGGTGCCTGCACCCACAATGCGTCGATGATCAGCGGGAAGGTCAGTTCCTGGACGCGGTAGAACATGCCGTCGTGGTTCAGGTAGCCCGGTGACGACGACATCGCCTCGCCGTAGATGCCGAGCAGGTCGATCAGCTCAACCTGCCCGCCGAGGGTGAACGAGCCACTGAACGCGCCGAGCAGCTGCGACGCTAGCGCCAGCAGCTTCGCGTCGATCGCGTCCTCCGGCTTTTGCAGGTCGGAGACGTAGATCCGGCCACGCAGCGCCACCCGCACCGCCGTGGCGGATAGCCCTGATGCCGCGCCGAGCGGCGTCAGCGGGCCGAGCCATAGCGCCAGAGCGGGCAGCGACTGCGGCGCCGCCTTGGGCTCATGGAGGATCACCTGGCTGAACACGCCGAGCTTCTGCGCCGTGGACTCCATCGCGGCGAACAGGGCGGACGGGTCCATCACTCACCGCCCATCTCAGGCAGCACCTCGTCGAGCACCTGCTGCCCGATCTCGGTCGCCTCGTCGTTGAGCTGGCGCCGCGTCTTGCTGAACAGCCGGTAGCCCTTGAAGCCGGTGGACTCGTTGCGCTTGGTGGTGCCCTCCAGCCACGGCGACCAGACGACGCCGCGCTCCTGCGGCCCCTTGACGCGCGTCTCGGTGGACGACACCCGCTCGGCGGACAGCCGCTCGCCGAACGCGCCGGTCGACCGGCCCGACTTGTCCATCGGGAAGTCGCGCAGCAGCTCCACCGCACGCTCGCCGAGCCGCCCCGTGACCCTCTCCGCCCACTCCATGGTGGCGTCGCTGGCGCGGCCGTCAGCTATCGGGCCGGTGATCACCGCGTCCACGCGGACCTTCAGCGTGCCGCTCATATGGCGCGGATCCTTCCCTTGCGGCCGAACGTCGTCTCGCACTCGTCCCACAAGTCAGCCAGCCCCAGGCCCGGAGCGGGCATCGCCGCCTCGCCGCTGCCGGCAGTCCGCGCGTAGCCGGACGTCTCCTGTAGCACCCGGTTCAGCGACTCGGCGATGGACAGGTCCCGGATCAGCCCCGGCGCACGGTGAACCGCAACCGCCGAGGCCTGCGCGTGGGACGCCGCAGTGGTGCCAAGCTGGCCGCGCAGCACGCTCAGCTGCCGGTAGGCGTTCACGGTCGCCGCCGAGTGCGACTGCAGGATCGTGCCGTTCCATGCGCGCTTGACCGTCGCGACGCTGCCCGTGATGTCGGTGATGAGCATCTGCTCCTGGTCGAGCAGGATCACCTCGCCGACGTTCAGGATGCCGCTGCCCGTCGTTGACAACGCGACGTCGGACGCAGACTGCGTCGAGCAGCCGGCACCCGACTGCGTCAGCCCCGTCGCCGCCGCGCTCTTGCCGGTGACAATGCACCGCTCCCCCGTGACCGCCCCGAGCGCCCCCGCGGTGCCCGGGTACGCCGGGAACGGCGCAGCCGCAGTGCCAGGCTCCAGGATCAGCACGTCACCCGCGCCCGCCTGTGATCCGTCAGAGACCATCACCGTCGCGTCCGAGGTGCCCGCGCTGGCCGTCAGCGTCCCGGCGGCCACCGGGCTGTACCAGCCCCACGTGCCAGTGACCCAGATGGAGTGCTGCGGAGTCGGCCCCGCCCCCCATGCCGCCGTGGTGGACCGGTCAAGCTCCATCCGCGTGAACGGCCAGCCCGGCTTGCGGTTCACGGGCTCCAGGAACACCTGCCACAGCGGGATCGTGGTGCCCGACGGCGACTGCATCTGGGTCATCACCCACAGGTCATGGCCGCCCGGCTGGTCAAACCAGAACGTCCACGGGTACGCGTACTGCCAGTTCGGCCAGTCGAGGAAATGAGTGGAGTCCAGCGGGTAGAAGTACCGGTGGAGGTGGCCCTCGATCGTCTCGGCGACCGACTGGATCGCCCGGTCGATCCGCCGGTCATCGACCGTCGTGACCTCCAGGTCCATGGCCCGCTTGACGTCATCGCGCGAGCAGTAGGCCGGGCGCGTGATCACTGCCATGCGACCACCCACGCTTCCTCGACGCGGCACGGCCACGGGGCATGCAGCTCGCCCCACGACCACCAGCCGTCCGGGGTCGCCAGCACGCAGTGCGGGCCGGGGACGTCGACGCCTAGAATCAGGGCATGACAGAAGGACTCCCCGGAGAGCTGGGACGCCGTCTTGACGAGGCCCTCACGCGGGTCAACGCCGAGTTCGCCGCAAGCTACCCGGACCTTGCCGCAAAGGGCTTCTGTGTCGACTGGGCCGACGTGCCCCTGCTGGACGACCCGCCACCCGGCCAGCCCGAAACGGGCAGCGGCAGCTAGCGCATCCTCAATGCTCACCGCCTGGTCTTCGCAGCCGCCTGCGAGCCAGTGCAGCTCCTCAACCTCGTCATCGGACACCCGCCGCCCGGCCAGCCGCAGTGATATCGCCAGCGCCTCAGCGGCGCACACCGGCAGCAGGTCGCCAATCGCCAGGCCCCTCGGCTTCGCTGGCGCCGCAGGCTTGCCGGCCGTGTGCACGTTATGCCCCGTCCCCGTCGCCGGCTTGGGGTGGTGCTGCGGGTGATGCTTGCCCTTCGCCTTGTGGTGCTTCGCCTGCTTGTGCGTGTGCTTCGCCGTGTGGCCCTTCGCTGGCGCCTTCGCGCTCACCGCTCACCTCCTCGCGCACTGTCGACGGGCACTCCGGGCAGCGCGGGGCGCCCGCCGCGTACCGGCAGCCGCACTCCGCGCACACCCAGGTGATGTCAGCCACCTGAGCCTCCAGGCGGCCGCCGCGGCGGGGTACGCGGCGCGGGCGCAGGCGCTTCCTCCGGCGCTTCCGCCTCCGGTTCCGCGGCGGCCTCCGCCACCGGCACCTCATCCGGCACGGGAGCGCCCAGCGCGTTGGTCGCGCCGCCCTCAACAGTCGCCTTCGGCATTGGTCACATCCCTGAGTGGATATCGGGGTCGTAATCCCGTGGGTAGGCCCACCCGTCAAACGGGCAGTACAGCTGGATGCGGGGATCCCTCGGCGGCGCGGGGACCATCGGCTGCCCGTCGTTCGGGCACGCCATCGGCTGCTGCGAGCGGTAGTACTGCGCGTACTCCGCCCGCTGCTTCAGGACGCTGTCCAGCTGCCACCAGCTCAAGTACGGGTGTCCTTAACCGCGGTGTGGTCCGGGTTCTGGTGCGGCGTGAAGGTGGCCGGGGTGCCGTTGCTCGTGGCGACGGTTCCGAAGACGCTGCCGACGTAGGCGATTGCTGCCTTTGCCATGACTCCTCCTGTTCGGTTTCCTGCGGGCCGCGCGATGCCCCGCAGTGCAGGCACAAGTCCTGCCCGTCCGCGAGGGCACCGCACGAGCCGCATACCCACATGTCAGGCGCTCGGGATGCGCAGGTTCTGCGGCTTGCGCTGGACGTTCAGGTCGTACAGGATCGCGGTGATCGTCACCGCGGCCCCAGGCGTGACCGTCAGGTAGTCGTAGGTGTCGGCGAGCCCGCTGACGAGGTAGTCGACGTACGACACGTTCCCCGACGTCGCGCCGATCGTCAGCACGTTCGACGCCCAGCTGGCCGCCTGCGCGGCCCACGAGACCGTCCCCGTCGCCGAGCGCAGGTACCAGGTGTTCGGCTGCCCGAACCCGTTCGCCGGGGTCACGTTGGACGTGGTGCCGCCCGTGAACAGCGTCGAGGCGGTGAACGTGAGCGTGCCGGTCGCGGTCGCCCCGGCAGTCGCCAGGATGCCGACCCCCGAGACGTCCTTCAGGCACACCGTCACCGCGGTAGCGGCGGCGCCCGCAGGGACGACGTCGTACACGCGGCCTAGCGCGCGCATTCCTGCCATAACGTTCCTCCTTGGAACAGGGCGTGACTGCTGTCTTGCTCACTCGGCCGGGCGGGGTCTGAATGCCGCCCGGCCTACGCGAACCGATTAGCTGACGGCCATGCCGACGTACGGCGACAGCGTGTTGGCGGAGTTGTTGTGCGGGGTCAGCGGCGTCTGCAGCCACGGGCGGCCGTCGACGCGCTCGATGATCCGGTACGCCGTCTGGTCGTTCTGGAACGCGAAGTGCTCGGACGCGGAGACGGCGACGGACTGGCGGTCGCCGACCAGGTAGTAGGACAGGTCGACGAGGCTGATGTCGCCGACGCTGCCGAGCTTGGGAACCTTCTCGGTGAAGATCACCGGCCGGCCGAAGATCGTCACGGGCGGGGCGTCCGACGCGTCCCGGCCCGCGTAGCCGCCCACCCAGATTCCGGGCGAGGCGTTCGCGGTGGACAGCTGCAACTGCGCCAGCTGCGGGAACGTGTCATGCGCGGCGATCCACACGCAGCTGCCCAGCGACTGCGGCAGCATCCGCGCGTACATGTTCACCAGGTTCGGGTAGGTGATCACGTTCGACCCGCCGCGCGCCACCGTGATGTACGCCGGGGAGCCGATGAACCCCTCCGGGGTACCCGCGCCCGTCTCCGTCAGGAACGCGACGTCCTCGAACCACGCCAGGCCCATCGGGATCCGCGTGTCGAACCAGCTGGAGAACGCCGGGGCGTCCGCCAGCAGCTCGTTCGGGACCTTGAAGAACCCGACGAGCTTCTTCGCGTCCAGGACCACCCGCCCGAATGATGCCTGCGACTCGGGAATCGCCGCCGACTCCTCCGCCCAGTAGTACGTCACGCCCCCGAACAGGTTGCTCACGTGGCTCGTGTCGTCAACGGTGGGGATCGGCACGCGCAGCGTCGACATCGGGATCACCGTCGCCCGGGAGCGGACGATCGACTGCTCGATCGCCAGCTCCAGCAGCTCGCTCCGCATGATCTCCGGGATGAGGAAGCCGCCGGCGCCCGGGTCCTCGGACCCGAACGAGTTCTGGAACTGGCGGACGCTCTCCAGCTTCCGCATCAGCTCGGCGCGGTTGCGGCTGGCCGACGGCCGGGCCTCCTCCTTGATCGCCATGCACATCTCGCCGATGGACGTGAACCTGTCCTCCGACTTGACCTTCCGCTCTAGCTCCGCGCCCGGCGCGAACTTGTTGTAGACAGTGCCCTTGCCGCGGGCGACCGCCGCAACGCCGTCCACCGTCACCTGGGGCTGGCCGCCGGACAGCCGCGCGCCGACCTTCCCGCCTGCCTCGCCGTCCTTGCCGACGAACTCGGCAACGCCTAGCTGGATCTGCTCCTTCAGCTGCGCCTGCAGCTCGGGGTCGGACGCCATCACCGCGGCGGCGTACTTGCGCTGGAACTCCGACCTCAGCTCCGGGTCCGCGTAGACCTTCGCGTACACCTTCGGGTCGTTGAACATCTCCTCCAGCTCGGTGTTGCTGGCGGGGATCGGGATCTTCGGTGCCACTCGTAACTCCCTTCCAGCGTCGAGCTGGTCTAGTTCCGTGGCGAACATCGCCATGATTTCCGTGTCGGTCAGGCTGGCTGCCGGCCCGGGATGGCCGGCAGCCGTCACGTAGTCGTGGTCGGTGTCGCCCTCGGCCGTGCTGTCGTCGTCGCCGTCGCCGTCCGGGTCGAACACCCCCGAGTGATCAGCGTCATGGTCATGCGAGTGCTCGACCGCGTCGCCGCCATCCGGCCCCGGGTGGCTGTGCGTGCCATGCAGCGCCTCATGCGCCGGCGCGGCGTTCCGGGTGGCCGGGGCGCGGCGGTCTAGCTGCGACAGGTCCCACTTGTCCTGCGGCCGGTCCTGGCCGCTGATGCGGTCTGCCAGGCCCTCCGCAACCGCCTGCTGGTCGGAGTACCAGGTCGTCGCGCGCATCTTCTCGCGCCAGTAAGCCTGCGGCTTCCCCGTGCGGTCCGCGTAGATGCCCGCGATGTTGTCGGACTCCTCCTCCAGCTGATCAGCCAGTTCCCGGAGGTCCGACGCGTTCCCGATCGCCATGCAGAACCCGTCGTGCACCATCATCCGCGCATGCGGCGAGATCTCCAGCTGGCCAGGTGACGCGGCCATCGCGATGAACGAGGCGGCCGACGCGGCCAGGCCGTCGATGACGATCCCGACATTCCCGCGCTTCTGCGCCCGCAGCAGGCCGTTGTAGATCGCCAGCCCCTCGTAGATGTCACCGCCCGGCGAGTGCAGGTGCAGCTCGATGTCGCCCGGCACCTGGGACAGCTCGTCAAGGAACATCGCGGCAGGGACGCCATAGAAGCCGATCTCGTCGTAGATGCTGATCAGCGTCGGCTGGCCGGCAGCCGCCGAGTTGGTGAACGAGTACCACCTGGGCAGCGCCGAGGTCAGGTTCTGGAGCCTGCGCGTGGACCGCAGCGGCCTGGCACCGTGCATCATCGCCTCCCGGTCTCAACCGGCACGTAGCCGTCGTGCAGCACGCGCCGCAGCAGCGCGTCCATGCGCTGGCCCTGCGCCAGGGCATCGTCCGGCGCGGCGGCCGCAGCGCCCTCAGCCGGCGGCGCGGCCACCCATGACGGCGGCAGTGCCGGAGCCTGCGTCGCCCTCTCCGCCACGCCCATGTCCGGCAGGCCGACGACCTCCAGGACGTCAGCGGGGTCGTAGCCCGCCTGGATCAGCGACAGGGCAGCCGCGCTCTTGGCGGTCAGCTCGGCGTTGTCCTGCTCGCGGTTGGCCGGCAGCGGGTAGATGTAGTCGAACTCAACGTTGTCGCCCGCGCTGCCGAACAGCGGGAGGAACTGGGCGTTCAGGGCGTCCTTCCACCTGTCGAGCCTCGGTACCACCGACCAGTTCGCGAACACTTCCTCGCCGGTCTGGGCGTTGGCGCGGTTCACGTCGTCGCTGTTGCCGAGCATGATCTTGTGGATGCCCCACGCCTCGCGGATCAGGTCCCGCGACACGTTCCGCAGGTTCCCGAAGTCCATGTCGCGCATGCTGTGGCTGTTGGCGATCCACGTCTGCCCGGCCTCGAGCACCGCGACCCGGTGGGCGCGGGAGACGCCCCTGTGAGCCTCCCGCCACCGGTTCGTCAGGTCGTTCCACTCGTCGTCATCCATCCGGTGATCCACCTGGATCACGCCGCCGGGCTCCGCGCTGTTCAGGAAGAAGTTCCGGTTCCACTCCGCTGAGTACCGCGCGGCCTCGATGTCCACCAGCACCGCTTGCGCCGGGCCCAGGCCGCGGTACGGGTCGAGAGGACTCGGGTACTTGATCATGATCACGTCACTGGGCTGCAGCGGGATCTTCTCCCTGCCATCCGGCGACGTGTAGATGTAACCCTTCAGGTACGTGTCCGGGTCCGGAACCGGCTCCAGGCGGTCAGGGCGCACCGACCACAGCCCCGTCGGTATCGACGTGCCTGGCACGTAGTCCACGACTAGCGGCCCCTCGCCAGTCAGCTCCAGGTAGACCTGGACTAGCTCGAACAGGCTGAACCGGGTCCAGACGGGGAGATTGACGCCCCCGGCCTTGATTGTGGCGGGCTGCTGCAGCACGCTCAGCGCCTGGTGCTTGACGACCTCGGTCCGCTGGTCGGACCCCTGGTCGCTGGTGGTGTAGCGGACCCGGCCGTCGGTCGCCTGCTTGCGGTACAGGCGCCACTCCGGCTTCGCCACCGACGAGGCGATGAGGTGCACGATCTGCCACACCGTCCCCGACGATGCGTACGCGTTCATGTACGTCTCGAAAGACGAGGAGATCATCGACAGGCCCGGGAACCCGCCACGGTAGCCCTGGCCCATCGGCACCGGGGGCGCCAGGTTCTTCGGCTTCAGCAGCTGCCCGAGCAGGCTCGGCACGTCAGCCCCGGACCTTGAACTCGGCCACCAGGATCGCGACGGCCGTCCCGATCAGGCCCGCCGTCGTCCCCCAGTGCCAGCAAGCCGTGTCAGCGAAGCCGAGCGCCGTCAGCGTGCCCGTGTGATCCGCGACGAACGCCCCCACCCGGCTCGGCTGGCCCTTGCGGGACTGGGCACGGGCGTGGAACGCCGACGCGATTTTGCCCAGCAGCGAGCCGCGCGAGGCCGGGGCTGTCACCGCCGCCACTTCAACCACCGCCGCCCTACTGGGGAAGACAACGATGCCAGGTTAACATCAGTACAGGAAAATCTTCGCTTCACAGGCGTGTCTACAGGAAATCTTCCAGCGGAGGGCGGCCATGGCGCTGCGGGACGCGAGCGAGCTGCTCTACCCAGCCGTCTGCGCCACCCTCGCCAGCCTCGGCATCGACACGCGGGAAGGCGGCGAGGAGGCCGCAGCCGCAAAGCTCGCACAGCAGTACGCCCGCACCATCGACGAGGCCAATCCAGGCAAGGACTACGCCTCAGCCATCAGGTGGCTCGGCCCCGAGCTGCTGAAGGTGCTCGAATCGCTCGGCGCCACGCCCGCCGCGAAGGCCGCCATCAAGCGCGGCGAGCCACAACAGCAGCCCGCACAGGTGAGCAAGCTTGACCAGCTCCGCGAAGCCCGCGCGAAGCGCCGCTAAGCTCCTCGGCCGCACCCAGCCGCGGCTATGGACGCCGCCGCTGCGCCCGCTCAACCGCCGCACGAGCCTCGGCTACGAGGCCGCCGACTTCATGGAGCTCGCGGGCGAGCCATTCCTACCGTGGCAGCGATGGGCCGCCATCCATGCCCTCGAGCTGCTGCCCGGCGGGGCATTCCGCTTCCGCATCGTGCTCATCATCGTCGCGCGGCAGAACGGCAAGAGCCACCTCAAGCGCGGCATCACCCTCTGGCGGATGTACATGCACCCCCGCAGCCGGATCCTCGGCGTAGCCCAGGAGGTCACCCTCGCTCGCGAGCAGTGGACCATGTGCCAGGACGCCATACACGCCAGCCCCGATCTCGACGCCGAGTGGGACCGGGTCAGGAACGTCAACGGCGACGAGATGTTCTGGACCACCAACGGTTCGAGGTACAAGATCGGCGCCGCCAACCGCAAGGCCGGGCGCGGGTCGTCCAACGACGAGGTCAACATCGACGAGCTGCGCGAGCAGCGGTCCTGGGACGCCTGGGCAGCCCTCAGCAAGACGACGATGGCCCGCGCCAACAGCCAGATCTGGTGCATGTCCAACGCAGGCGACGACGAGAGCACCGTACTTAACCAGCTTCGCGACTCGGCGCTGGCGCAACGCGACCCCAGCATCGGCATATTCGAATGGTCGGCCGAGGATGGATGCGAGCTCGCCGACCCCGCGGCGTGGCAGCAGGCCAACCCGGGCATGGGCTACACCGTCAGCGAGGACGCCATCCGCACCGCGATGGCCACCGACCCGCCGAACGTGTTCCGCACCGAGGTGCTGTGCCAGCGCGTCGCCCACCTCGACGGCGCGATCGACCCCGCGGCGTGGGACGCGTGCGCTGACCCGGGCGGAGCGCTCGACTTGCGCCGCGGGAAGGCGGTGGCCGCGTTCGACATCTCGCCGGATGGCGAGCACTGCACCCTGGCGCTGGCGTCCCAGCTCGACGACGGCCGCGTCCGCGTCGCCATCGCCGGGGCATGGACGGGCACCGAGGCAGCACGGGCCGAACTGGAGCCGCTGCTCGACAAGATCAGGCCGCGGGCCATCGCGTGGTTCCCCAGCGGGCCTGCGGCGGCGTTCGCGAGCATCCTCCGCAAACGGCCCGGGGCGGTCGAGCTATCGGGCGGGAAGGTCGCCGAGGCATGCCAGGAGCTCGCCGACGTCGTCAAGGCGGCCCGGGTCGTCCACCCGGCGGACCCGCTGCTCGACGCCCACGTCCACGCGGCCACCAAGCTCCGCTCCGGCGACGGGTGGCGGTTCGTGCGGCTCGGCGGCGGGCACGTCGACGCCGCCTACGCAGCTGCGGGCGCGGTCAGCCTCGCCCTGGCGGTGCCGGTCCATCGTGCGAGGATCAGGATCATCGGCGGCTAGTCACCTTGAGTGACAAGGGCGGCCGTGGCTGAACACCCCGGGGAGGGGGACGGGAGGGGGCAAGCTCTGGCAATGCCCCCTTCGCTGGACTTTTTTTTCAGCGCATGCATGATATTCGAAATGATGATGTGCGTATTTCGAACACGTCACTCGAAGATGATTCGCGACATTGGCGCCGGGTCTCCCCTGCGCCCCCGGCGTGCCTCGCTTGCCTGCTGTGCCGTCCGCTTGCCGTGGCAGCTGGCGCAGACGGCCCGGAGGTTCTTGTGCTCCGGGTCGTTGGCCAGGCCGTCGACGTGGTCGGCCTGGCTGGCGGCTCCCTGGCATCCGTCGAGCCTCAGCTCGCACCGGTAGCGGGCACGGCGGAGGCAGGCTAGCCTGGCCCGTTTCCACGCCTGGGTGCCGTAGGCAGGGCTGCTGGGGTAGCCGGTCCAGGGCATGGCTAGCGCCTGGCTGGGCGGGTGTGGCTGGGCTTGGCCTTGGCTGGCTGCGGCCGTGCTGGCTGGCTGGCCTGCTCGCCGTTGGTCGCGGGCAGGACGTCTAGGTCGAGAGCGGCCAAGTCGTCCAGCAGCGCCTGTAGCGCCACGCCGCCGAGCGCGGGGCAGTGCCGCCGGATGACGGCACTGCGCTCGGCGTCGAGCTGATCGCGGGTCACTGCTGCGGTGCCGCCGTGACGGCCTGCGCGTCGCCCGCGGCGGACGACGCCTGCGCCGCCGGGTACGCGGCGGCAAGCCCCTTGATCGTGGCCGCGAGTCCTGCCTCGACCTCTGGCGGCAGGACTACGCCCTCGAGGGCCTGGACGATGGGTGATGCCTCGTACTTGGCGGCCTGGGCGAGGATGCCTGGGAGGTGGGTTTCGGTGACTTCCTTGAGCCACTGGTCGGCGTTCTCGGCGGCGGTCTTGATGTCGGCTGCGACGGCGGTGATCTGCATGTCGGGTTCCTCCTGTGTGGTGGTGTTCTCATTTTCGGTGCTGGCTGGCGCTGCTGGCTGCGGGCCGTGCGGGTGGGTGAGCTCGTCCCATTCGCGGACGAGGCCTCCGAAGATGTCGGGCATCATGTCCTCCTGCTGGGCTGCTCGCGTCGTTCCGGCTTGTGCCGGTGGCGCTCGATGATGTCTGGCCTGCCGAGTTGCCATGCGAGCTGGTCGAGTAGCTCGTGGGCTTGGGCGGGGGTCATGGAGATGGTGGCGCCGGAGCCGGTGACGGCGGCTTTGACGTGGTCGGTGTTGTCGTCGTAGTGGTCGCGGCGGGTGGTGATGCCGTTCCGCTCGATGACGGAGGACTGCACGGGCTGGTCAGTCATGCACTCTCCTCGGTGGTGAACAGGTCGTCGCCGAGGCATGCGGGTGACAGCCACATACGCTCGCGGCGTCCTGCGCGGGGGTCGGCGGAGTAGCCTGCGCCGCCTCCTGCGCGTCCGGCTTGCTTGCGCCAGCCGTGCTCGATGAGCGCGTCGTGGTCGTCGCCGTAGCCGCAGAGCACGATTCGGTACTCGCGGGGCGCGGTGGCGCACCAGTCGCGGACGGCGGCGGCTATGCCGTCGGATGACTCGGCGTAGAGGCTGGTGCTGGTGTCGTAGGGCGGGTCGAGGAAGGCGCCGACGATGCCGTTTCCTGCGGTGGCGCGGATTGCCGAGGGGGTGAGGACGCGCCGCCAGTCGCCGCAGGTGATGCGGACGCGTGCGAGGCGCGCGGCGAGCGCCTCCATGTAGGCGATTAGGCCGCCCCGCCCCGCGTCGCCGAGGTGAGGCAGCTTGCGGAAATGCCCGTCTATGACTCGCCACGGGCCGGGGCCGAATGGGTCGCCGATGCCGCACGCCAGCACGTACAGCCACCAGCCTGCGGCCTGCGGGTCGTGGTGGCGCGGGTCGCCCTCGAGCCACGACACGAGGTCAGGGGTGCGCCGCTCCTGCAGCCACGCTAGCCGGGCGTGGTAGTCGATCTCCGTCACCGGGCCGTAGGCGCTGGCGGCCACGTCGGCGGGCGATAGCTGGATGGAGCGCCAGGCGTTGACGAGCCAGCCGTCGGCGTCGTTGATCGTCTCTACGCGCCTGCCGGTGACGCGCGGGCGAGCGAGGAGGACGGCGGCAGAGCCGGCGAACGGCTCGACGTAGCCGCCGGGGTCGCCGAGCGCGGCCCATGCCATGCCTGCGGCGCGGCGCTTGCCGCCGAACCACGGGAACGGCGCTTGCAGGGCGTCGCTCATCGCGGCTTCCTGGCGTCCTGGCCGAGCTTGTCGGTGGCGTCGGCGCATGGCCCGCACAGTGAGCAGGCCACTAGTCCTCCCCGGGCGCGTGGAGGACCGGGCACTTGCAGCCGAGTGCTAGGGCGTCGTCGCTGCCTGGGCTCGGCGTGGCCGTTCTCACGTGCCGCACCCCCAGACGGGCCGCATGGTGGCGGTCGCGACGGGGACGGGCATCCGCGTCACGATGACGCGGTGCGAGTGCGCCCCGCAAACCGCGCCCGGGCGCATCGCGGCCCAGATGACGAGCGCGATGAACGCCACGGCCATGGCGGCGAGCAACGCAGCCTCGCGGCTCATTGCTTCACCGCCGCTTCCGCCGGGTCCCACGTGAGCGAGTACGTGCCGTCGGCGTGCTGCACGATGCCGGGCCAGCGGCCTTGCTGCTTGAGGGCGTCGACGCGGCGGGCGGCGTCGGTGAAGGTGGCGTACGGGCCGGTCACAGGTCGTCCTCCGTCCATGCGCGGTACGGGGTGCCGTCGGGGTAGGTGACGCCGAGCTGCCCGGCGCGGTCGCGCCACTCGGGCTCGTCGGTGGTGTCGGGCATGGACTGGAGGATGTCGGCGATGAGGCTGCGCAGCTCCTGCGCCGGGTCCGCCTCCTGCCCGCTGCCGTCTGGCGGCTCGCACATGGCGTTGACGCACAGCCGGTGGAGCACGGCGCCGGCGATGCGGGCCTTCCATCCCTGGTCGGTCTTATGGAAGTAGCTGGCGAGGGCGGTGAACGCCTTGCGGGCCTCGTCGCGCTCGCGGTACGCCTTGTCGCGCTCGGCGATGATCTCGTCGAGCACGGCGACGCGGGCAGGTTCGTCGGCGTCCTCGCGCTGCAGCCGGCCGCGCACGGTCTCCAGGAACCGGACGTACTCCTGGGCGCGGTACTCGGGCGACTCGCCAGCGCCGGGGATGGGATCGCCCGCGTTGCGGAGGATCTCGGCGACGAACTCCTGGTGGTCGGCGTCGGCCCGCTCAAGCTGCTCGCGCAGCCGGGCGTTCTCGCCGTGCAGCCGGTGGATTTCCTCGCTCGCGGCCAGCAGCGGGAACGGCTCGCGTGACGGCGAGCCCAGCGGCGTCTCGGGGTGGATGCCGGGATAGGTGCCGCTCACAGGTCGTCCTCGCGGGCGAGCCGCGCCTGCGCCTGCGCCAGCGCCTGCCGCAGCGAGCCGATCTCGTCGGCCTGCGCCTTGACGGTGGCGGCGAGCTCGCCGCGCTGGCGCTTCAGGCCGGGGAACGCCGCGTCAAGGACGGCCTGCACGGTGGCCTCCCATGCGGCCTGGTCGTAGCCGGGCAGGCAGTCCCACGGGTCGACGTCGATGCCCTTAGCCTGCGTCGCGGCTCGCCATGCCTCGTAGGCGTGCTCGCCGGGTGATTTCCCGCCGTCGTCAATCCCCTCTTCGGCCCGGCGCTGCGGGTCGTCCCATTCGCTCATTTCACTTTCCCCATTCACTTGGCGGGCGCCTTGTTGCGCCACGTGTCGTTCTCGGCGGCGATTAGCTGCCGCTTGCGGTTTCCATTTCCTCGCCGTCCAGCGCATTCGCGAGAACGGCGATCAGCCTGTCCAGCAGGGCAGTGGCTGGCTCGACTGACTCACGGCGCACTGGCCATACGGCGGCCAGTTCCCACCATGTGCGCCACGCTTGCCCGCAGACCGGGCAGGTGTAGCGGACGCAAAGCGCGACATCGTCGATGCAGACCTCGCGCGGCACGGCTGCGGGCGCGTCGCCGGGATGGCAGCGCGGGCAGGCGTCAGCCAGCGATGGCGAGACAGCGAGGGTGCTCATGATTACCTCCATCCGGCCGGGATCCACGGCCAGTCGTCGTCGTGGGTGCCCCAGATCAGCTCGCGTGGCCAGTCGCGTTCCTCTCGCGGGCCGCGCCAGGCCGTTACCGAGACGTGGCGGCACCGGCCTTGCTCGTCAGGCTCCGAGGTGGGTGCCGGCTTGATTCCGTAGCCGAACTCGGGCCAGCGCATGAGCAGGCTCGAGCCAACGGGTCGGACGCTGCGCTCGTAGCCTGCCCCGTGGCCGGCGTGTGCCTCGGTGACCAGTGCGCAGTCAGCCTTGATCCGGGCGGCATCGAGTGCGGACACGACAGTTCGGGCGGCCCTCTCGTCGTTGGTGTCCGCGGCATGCAACCTGTAGAACGGGCCGATCACGAGGAGGTCCGGCTTGTGGGCGGTGACACGCTCGAGTAGCCAGGCGGCGTCCTCGTCGCGGGTCAGGTCGATGCCTGCGGGCTGCTGGATGATGCGGAACGCGCCATCGGGGACTCGCATGCCCTTTATGCGGGCGGTGTATTCGAGCTTGCGAAAGTGGCGGCGTGACTTGCGGTCGGGGTTCTCGCAGTCGATGAACAGAACGCGCTGCTGCTTGACCGGTTCCCTTGGATCGAAGGGATGGAGTCCGGCGGCGGCGCAGATGGCGAGCTGCCGGACGATGACGGACTTGCCGAGTCCCTCGAATCCGGTCCAGATGAGCCGGTCGCCGCGCTCGAGGAGGCCGGGGATGATCCAGTCGTTGTCGGGGTCCTCGATGGCGAGGAACTCATGCAGGTCGGGTGCCAGGTCTGGCGGTGCGTCACCCTGCTCGTAGGTGACCTCGAAGTCAGTGAGGGTCAGCCCGGCTCCAAGGTGCGCGGCGGCATCTTTGTGCGCGCCTGCGGCCTCCATCACGTAGACGGCGTTGGCAATGCCCTCCAGGCTGGCCGCTACCTGCCGGGCGTGTGCCTGGCCAGGCTTGTCCTTGTCGGCGACGATGAACACCCGAGCGTCGCGGAGGAACTCGGCGTACTCTGGGCGCCACTTCCCGGCGCCGCCGGGATTGCACGTTGCGGTGGCGCCTGCGCGCTCGAGGGCCTGGACGTCTTTCTCGCCCTCGGCCACCCAGATGATTTCGCCGTCCGTTACCGCCTCGATGACCTTCGGGAGATTGTACAGGACGCGGCGGGTGTCATCGAGCTTCCAGTTCCAGCCCGTTTTCCTGGAACGGTCGGGCCGGCGCTGAGGGAACTGCTTGTCCTTCGTCCGGAGTACCTGGAACAGCAGGGTCCCGGCCTCGTCGGTGTAGTCGTATACGGCTACCGCCTCGCCGAATGGCGTCCACTCGCCTGCGGGGCGCTGGGCCTTCTCTTCGTCGTCGCCGAGGTCGGCCCATGTCAGGCCGATGGCGGCTAGGACGTCATCGGAGTCGCACCCGGCGTGGCAGTGAATGACGATGGGCTGGGTGGTCCCGCGCCCGGCTGACAAGCTGGGGTTGCGGTCACCCTTGCCGCCGCCGTGACTTGGGTTCGGGCAGGGCGCGGTGATCCGCTGTGCACTGAAGCGCGCGCCGGGGAGCCGTGGCAGGAGCACGTCCGTGAGGGGATCTTGGTCCATCAGTTGTCCCACGGAAAGGTCATGCACTGCCGCCCAGCGGGGGATGCCTGGTCTTGGTGCTCAAGCCAGCGCTCGCCGTTGAGCCACGTCGCGGGGTGCGCCGTGAGGTCAATGTCCTTGGCCTTGCGACGCGGGTCGTCGCGGTAGCGCTCGGCGGCGAGGATGACTGCTTTCGGATCGGCACCCTTCGTGGTCACGGCGGATTTCCAGGCGCGGCGGGCGGCGCCTTTGGCGACCTTGCGCGGGTAGGCCTCCCAGAACGCGGCGAAGTCGGGGTCACCGTCAGAGCCTGGTTCGGGCAACCGCCGGCCGGCTTGCCGGCCAAGTGGTTTTTTACTTGTCTCTGTCTCTGTCTCTGTCTCTGTCTCTGTCTCTGTCTCTGTCTCTGTCTCTGTGGATTCAGACCGTTGTCGGTGGTTGGTCGGTTCATCATCAGATAGCCAATCGGGTGTCTGATCAGATGTCTGATCAGTACTTCGACACCATTCACAATCCGGGTCTGGCGATTTCGTGTCATGCCAGCGCTTGTGGTTTGCGTGCCGTGCTCCGCGCGACTTGGCCGCGGATTTGGCGTCGATCGACGCCCGGGAGGGGTTGCGCTCGAGCCAGCCAGGCAGCAGCCAGCCGTTAGCGCCACGCTCGATCAGGCCAACGTCGGCCAGGTGACTGGCATCGTGCCGCGCGGCCTTGAGCGAATCCGGGTAGACCAGCAGCCCGAGCTGCTCATCAGGCACGAACCCGTCAGACTTGGTGCGCTTGCAGTACAGCAGCATCTGCACGTACAGGTCACGCGCGGCACGGGCTTCCCTCCCGTAGCGAACAAGCGCCCGCACCTTCGCGTTGTCGGGGAAGTCGATTGACAGCGGGACGAAAATCTCGCTGCGGCGCACCTATGCCCCCTTCGTAAAGCGCGCCGACCTGGCCGCGTCGTAGGCGTCCAGCAGCCGTTTGGTCGCGTAGCGAAAGGACGGGTAGTCGGAATCACCGCCACCGGGGCAGCAGCCGACTTGCCCCCACAGCTTCGGCACGACGAGTCCGCAATGCGGACAATCCGTCCACCACAAGGCGTTCTTACGCGATTCGCAACCACCGTCCCGCATCCTGAAGACGGCATAAGCCGTGGCCTCAAGGTCATCGATCCACGTGCGAAAGAGCGAAAGTTGCTCGACCGGAAGTCCGATTGTCGCTGGATCCTTAAGCCATTCCCTGGCTATGTCCCTCTCGATGCGCTGGCTCAGTCCCCGCCAGTACATCTCAAAACCCATCTCGGCCAGGGATGGCGGCGCAGGCACCTTGGGTTGCGCGAAGTACACGTAGACGTGCAGCTTGGATTGCTCGGCAAGCGCCTCCGCCTTGGTGAGCTCATCTCGCGTCGGAATCTGGCCCTTGACTTCGAAGAAAAGTTCCGAATGCGTATCCGCGTTGATGCGGAAATCCGGAAGGTACCATCCTGCTCCTCCGAGGTCGTAGCCCTGCGGCTCGTATTCCCAGGGAATGCCGGCAGCATTAAAGAAGACCGCCCACCTGGCCTCGCGCCTTGAACGGAACAGGCATCCGTCATATGGCGTCGTGATCGCCTTCAGGTCATTCACGTCAACCCTCCCCTAGTCGCTTTTCCGCCCGCAGCACCAGCACCGCGGCCCGCCCATCCACGTGACGTCGCACTCCAGGCAGCGCCACGTCTTGCCCGCAGGCGGGACGAACGCCGGCGCGGGCTGCTCGCGCATCACGCCGGGCGCCACCTCCCCGCTGCCGACGGAGGCGATGGCGCGGCCGAGCGCGGCGAGGCTGGCGAAGCGGCTCATCGCTCCCCCGTCGGCGCGACGTCGCCGAACAGGGGCAGCACGCGGCCCCCGGTGCGCCGTGCGCGGCCGGTCGCCATGAGGTGCGCGGCGCTGGCCGCGTCAGGCCCGTCGAGCGGCTCGATGGCACGGATGCGGGCGTGCGGGATCTCCACCTCGTACCGGTCACCAAACTCGTCGATCTCGAATTTCCGCTCGATCTTCCCGGTGTCAAGGAGGACGACGGCGTAGTGCAGCCCTTCAGGCTCGCGGGCGAGCTGCCCTGCGATGGAGTGCAGCCCGTTCGGGCCATCCTCCTTGGGCAGGGTGGCGCTGATCTTGGCCTCTGATGGCCTCACCTGATTGCCTCCAGTTCATGTCGTATGCGGCCTGACTGCCAGTCCTCGGGGCGCCATACCGCCCAGTCGATGCCGGCGGCTATCATCCGGTCACCCAGCTCGCGCTGCGCAGGGCGCAGGTCGTCGGGCGGCACCTTCAGCTCACGCCACATCTCGCGCGGGCCGTCGTAGTTGCTCGGGCCACCGATGAGGAGCAGGTCTGGCAGCCCGGCCTTGTTCTTGCGGCTGTCGTTGTCGTGCCAGTGCCATATGCCGAGCCAGTCGGCGAGGTCGGTGACGGCCTTCTGCAGCCCGGCGTGGGTCATTGGGAGGCTAGCCACCGCTGCCGTCCTCGCCCGCGCGCCACCACACGCCGTCTAGCTGGTCGTGGTGCAGCTCTCCGTCGTGCCCGGCGTCGAGCGTGCCCGGCGTCGAGGCCGCAGATGAGGATGGTGAGGCCGCTCTTGCAGGCGTGGCAGCCGACGCGGATCGTCTCCATGCAGCGGGTGCCGCCGTCGGAGTCCTGCATCCGCTCGCGCGGGGTGGATGGCCGCTTGTAGAGGTCAGCCGCCATCGCGCACCTCCGGTGCCGCCTGCCCGCCGCCGGGCTGCCCCGGCATGGCGGCAGGGTTGAT